GTACCGATTCAAACTTACTTTTCTCCTGCCCGTTATGACCCGCGCACCACAGCGCGTTACCAAAGGACCCGTGCGTAGAGCGCACCCCAAAACCGGTCACATCTGTCGATGTGCTGGGTGGACTGAGTTCCCCCATTCCAAGCCGATTCACTGCAGCAATGCTGCTTCTGGTGTTGACGCTGTTCCCAAGTTTTGGTGGCACATGCCGTGCTTCCGATCCTTGCCTCCACGTATGAAGTACTTGGGACACAAGTGTCCTAAGTGTGAGGCTCAGCGTTCATTAGCTGAGGGACGGCGTTATCGGAATGTTCTGTCCCCCTGGTTTCACGGTTCGTATGAGGGTGCTCTTGAGTACGCGGTCCAGTTGGAAGATTTCGAGACGGGAGGTGCTTCGCCTTCGGGTTTGAATGATGGTGTGGATACTGACGCTCCGATGGCTAGTTCGTGCCATGCGGATGTGTCTCATCACCTGACTTTCAAGTTCGAGGTGTCGAAACGGGAGAATGCTGAGAGGTGCGATGTTTGTCTAGAAGAAACTGATTCCTTTGTCGATTACGATTGTTCTCATTCCATGTGTGCACTGTGTCATGAGCAATGGTTCGCCCGGAACAATACTTGTCATATGTGCAGACAAGATTTGAAACCTCGGGTGAAGACCGCTCCTGCAGTCGATGAGACTTGCAAGGGTTGCGGCCATGCCATGAGTCACAAGCGTGCCGCCAAGAAGGACTTATGTAACCGCTGCTCCAATTGTGAGACTTGCGGAAACCACATGAAGTCCGTGGTGGTTTACAATCTCTCTCGCACCAAGACGGTGCATTCATGTGATCCTTGTTTCCGTTTGTATCTCGAAAATTACCGAAAATCCAAAAACACTGAGAAAACTGCTGAATCTTCGAAACCATTGGTGTTTGATGATGACATGTGTGTTCATATCTTGCCTGTTAGCTGGAATCATGTTGTCGCTGGCTATGATGACGTTTGGCAGCCCTCTTGGGCTCACGTTTATGCTGGCTACGATGAGTCCGTTGCCCCAAAAGCAGCCGCTGCTCGAAAGCGCGGCACTAGAGGTGGCAAGCGCAATTTGGCTGACAAGAATGGTGCATGTTATCTCAAGCTCTTTGCCACTCGGGACCGACCCGCCGCTTATCGCGAGCTGGGCCGAAATCCCCGAGTGGAAGACGTTTTCAACGCTTCGTTCAATCCGACTACGGTCACCAAGAAGCTTACTTCGAACAACGGCCGTTACTACCACGTTCGTCCTGATCAGTCATGGGACATTCTTGGTCAGGTTTCATATCTGCTAGACGAGAAGCCCCGGGCTATCGTCGGCGCTTCAGAGGCGGATCTCCCACTCGCAGCCATTGGCGCGGAGGAGTTCATGTCCGATGAGGAAATGAAACTTGAGCATTCCTACGCCTTCCAGCCAGCGATGGTTGGAGGTGCTGGGGATTGTTGGAAGAAGTTGCCTTACGTTCCTGCCTGCGTTGAGAACGATTTCCGGATCACTGCCCGAGAACTGTATGAAGGTTGCAAGGTCGCTCAAAGGAAGATGTTGGAGATTCGCCCCAATTATGTCATCAATTGGTATGTTAAGCTTGAACGCACTGCCGATGGCGATTGGCACATTGATGACGTCAAGGTCATCATGAGCCGCGTGCTCCGCGCTCGATACATGGATTATATGGGCTGGTCAGAGTTCCTGGGCACATTATTGGAGAACGAGTGGCGAGTTGTTGGTAAAGCTGACGTTTCTCCGTATGACCAGGCGACGCAACAGTATCAACATCCCGAGAATCTCAAGACAGTCGAGGATTATACTCTCCCGATCATTGCTGAGGAAGCCATGCGTATTCGACGCATTTGCCCCTATGCGATTCCTGCGATCAATCAGGACCGCATGAAGGAGCTGAGTATCCCTTGGAGCGCGAAGTTTTCGGCCAAGCACGATCATCCTATCCACGCCGCCATTCGGCGGTTGGAAGTCTACGAGTGGATGCCTCGCCAGATTGTTTGCGACTGTACCGTCGTAAGCATGAGCAATTCGAACTACCGAATGTTGCAGACCGCTTTGGAAAGCAAGCAGGTCACCCTGAAGAGGTTCAATCCTATTGCCGACGTCAAGGACATCGGACGGTACGCCAATTCTGGCGACGTTCCTAAACAGGTGTTCTCTTTGCCTAAGATTGACACCCCGATGGCTGCGTTCCACAACTCTGGACAATTCATGAACGAGGCTTCTTTGATGAGGATCTTCCTAGAAAACCCTAATCTCATGTTCGTTTACGTCAGCTTCATTTTCCCGCTAGCATCTCTGATCACTGAGTACTCGCCGCAACCTACCTTGTACAATTATTACGTTCAAGGCGACACGTTGATTTACATTCCCGAGGGTCATGCTGGTGGAAAATACGAACAACCTCGAGATCCGAGATTGCTCCTCGCAAGGACGATCACATCCGCGGACGGCAAGGTCACACTTCAAGGTGCAGTTGTCGAGTCGACGCTCAACACTCATGCGATGATGTGGTCACGCTTTGCTGTCACCGTTCCCAAGACTGTCGCTCTGACTATCCCTGGGATGATGGAGATCCCTAGATTGTTCCGAGGTCAGCGTAATTCAATGTGTCTTGTTCCCAGAAGGATCTATACTGCTATGATCTCCTACGGAAAGTCCCTCCCGAAGGTCACGAAACTGGACCTGTGGGGGAAGTTGCGACAGTTTGAAGTTTCCGAGGGGCTCACGTTCCCTACCTCTCACAAGGAGGCGTTCATAATAGCGGTTCTCATGGTCATCGGCCAGGATCTGACGCCCGATCTGCAGTCGAAGTTCTACGACTCTTTGATGGGCGAAATCAAGTACAAGACGATTGGTCACGTGATTCGCTGGTTTGACAAAATGTGGGCCGCCCGATACTCCAAGAGAATTTGCGACATGGTTGACGAGAACACGGATGATTGGCTATTCCCTGCGGTCGATGTTCATTTACAAGAAACCGCTGAACCTGAGGTCTACGGTGTGTCGTGGAAGGTTCCGGAGGGAGTTCGGTCCAATTTCATGCGGCGCTTGGACTTCTGGCTGAGGTCCAAGTTGTCGGCCAAGTTCCGAGCGAAGCATCAGCCCAAGTGGGAGTTCGACGAGGAGGGGTATCTTGTGAATAACGTTTTCCTGCACCTCAATTCTAGAACGATTGCCGCTGTTGGGTCCTCGATCATTGAGGCTTCCCAGATTTATCAGTGGTTGCGAATCTTCGATGGGCTCAAGGTCACGTATTTCTCTGCTGAAGGGTTGATTCAAGATGAAGAGGCGACGTTAGTTGGCACTGAAGAGGGAGAAGCTGAGCCTATGAAGACCAAGCAACTTAACTGGATCGTCAAGCAGCACCAAGCTAAGAAGGCGGTGGAAGAAGCGCGAGCTGCCTACGCGAAGGAGATGGCGTTGGATCGGCACAAGTATGACACTGCTCATTTGCGGTGTATGACCTGCGGCTACCTTCTCACCGAGCATGATCAACGAGTTTGTGTGAATCAGTTCCGGTTCAATGAGTTCCGAGAAGCTCTCACTCAATATGCTGATGAGTTTGGCTTGGCTGATCCGAATGTTCCTTACCGTAGGGTTGTTCCTGGAAGCTTCTCTTCCCAGAGTTCGCTTCCCGTTGCTGATGGCGGTCCAATAGCCGTCAGCAAGCCCGCTGCGGAGTATCACGATTCTACTACCAGTGATAGCGATTCTTCAGATGCTGCTGAGACTGCGGTGTCTAGCGTGGTGTCCATGACGTCCAATGATTCGTTGCTGTCTTTCGACTCCGGTCGAGGTCTGGAAAACAACATTCAAAGGCTCCTGGCTGATTTCAAGCGAAACAAGGCTCCCAATCTTTCTCTGGCTAGAGAAGAGATCGAGTGGACTGATCGACTGGAACAAGAGTACTCTGGCAAGTCTGATGGCGTTGCGTATAAAGATCGAGTGGCTGCCTGGGCAAAAATGGCGCGTGCTGCGCCTCATCCTAGGACGCCCTATCATGCGTCGGGTGTGACTCTTTGGGATTCTGTCTTCCCTCGTTCCATGGGCAAGCGCGTTCTGGATTGTCCGTATCATCAGTTCACGAGGTTTGCAAAGATCCCTTATCCAGAGAACGACTGCATTTATCACGCTCTTCACCTGATCACGAACATTCCTCATGAGATGCTACATTTCGCTGCCATTTTGGCTTGGCCTAAAGGAGTAGTTGAGACTCAACATGGATTGCCGGATCTCATCCTTCATCCAATCGGGTTGCATTTCGGATTGCACATCGTCGTGGAGACTAGGACCCCGAAGGGCAAGAAACTCGGTAACTCTCGATTCTTCGGACGGAAGAGGTTGTGCGGCCGAATGGTGACTCTCAACTATTGGAATAGTCACTTTTCGGTTGGCATCAATGCTCCGCCAAGAGTTCGTACAGTTACGGCACTGCCCGCGATCGAGGAAGTAGAAGAGCCCCCATTGTTCAAGGAGCTCATCAAAGAGATCAAGGCCATTCCTGGCGTGGAGTTCGTTGACTGGAGCCCCGAAGCTCGTAGGGCTGAGCTGTTGGTTCGAGAGATGTGGAAGGGCACCACTGGCACCCTAGGTCAATCGGAAGCTCAGAAGGTCGTTCTGAAAGGTATCGAAGACCGACTACCTCAACTGGCTGCATTGTATCCCAATCGCAAGCTGGCGTATATCGAGGGAGACCCTGGGTGTGCGAAATCTTCTGGAGTTCAAGCGGTCTTGCGCAAGAAGAAGTACCATCACGACAACATGTTCAATGTCACGTTACCTGTGAATACCTTGGAGGCTGATTGGAAGGACAAACTCGATGTCGTCAAGAAAGATCCCAAGACTGGCAAGGGCTCCCCGTCTCGCTACGTGAGCACTTTTGAGAGCACTCTCGATAAGAAGTATTGGGGACGACTGATGGTTCGTGATGAGGACAAGTTCCAAAAGGGGTACACTGCTCTGAGTGCTATCCTATTCCCGAACGCGGTGTACCATCTCAATCTCGGAGACCGATACCAGTCACAAAAACACGAACCTAACGCACAGTGCTTGTTGAATGACCCTACGCTGCTCGGCGAGGGGGCGTTGTACTCTGGTTTCTCGAAGTCATACCGACATGGCACTTACCGATTTGGTCCTGGTATTGCGAATTTCTTCTACCTGCCTACCTTTTCAGCGCATCCTGGGGGTTTCCATTTCAGTCAGGTTGACATACTAACGCCTGCTGCCTTGAGGCCCTTTTTCCCGATGTTGCCCCTGATGGAGCTCGAGGAGAAGTTCAAGACTCGAATCACAGCTTTCGCCGCTCATGCGACGGCTGCGTTTGGTGAGCAGGTGCTGTCTACGGAGACCGATACTTTTGCTGGAACCCAGGGATTGAGTGCTGACTTGTTGGTTTGCTACGTCGACATTCGCGTTCTTCGAATGACGGACCCTAGGCTTGCGTACACAGTTCTGACCCGTGCGAAGGATGTTGTGATTGTTCTCATGTCAGGCCTCGATGGTATTTTCAAACAGACTGCCCTGATGAATCCAGTTTGGGGTCCTCTTTTGGAGTACTATTGGAATGGTTACACCCCGGGAGACAAGGTGATCGTCAAGCATAAGTGGACTGCGAACATGAAGACAATTCTGCCTCCACTTCCTCCAGGGACGAGACATATGTTGGCCGGCCCTCCTTGTCACTGCAAGAATCGTGACTTTGTTCAAGGCGTGACGCCCGATGCTGCTTGGGATGACTGGCTGAATCCGTTCAATCTTCCGCTGATCGGTGGAGCACGCTTGGACCGGTGGTCTGACGTCTACAAGGACGCCACTCAGTTCAAGCCGCACATCATCGATTGGCCTTTGCCGAAGCCCCCAGAACCCTTTGTTAGGGAGCCGGATGTTCCTGAACCAATGAAGTTGATCACCCATACTCCTCAGACAAATGTCCGGATGCTTCGCGAGTGGAACAACAGCGAGATTCTGAACATGGAAGCTGGTGAGCTATCGTACAAGCAGATGTTCTCCGAACAAAAGCCCGATCGTCCAATCTGGCGTGCTGACAACAACAAAATCTTTTCGAAGGCCTATGAAGAGGCTCGAAAGTTGGGTTTGTCGCGTAAGGACGCTTCCAAACGGGCTACTCGCATTCAGTTCAAAGATGGGAAGTTTAACCCGGAGGCCCTGCTCTGGGGTCAACGACAACTTTCGTCTGATGGAGCGTCTTTCGCAGCTGGGGTTGCACAACGAATTCGAAGGTCTACGTATGAGAAGAATCGTCAGGAGGTGTTTGATGAGGCTCCTTATGGTCATGCCATGTGGCAAGCCTTGAAGTCCTATCTCGGTTGGGGTCAGAAAGTTCCGTGGGATGAAGCACTTTGGGAAGCGTCTCTGATCGAGTTTCAAGAGAGGCGCGCTGATCGCAGCGAGCAACTGAAGAAGATGAGCCTGAATCGTTCAGACAACGATTACGTGGATTTCCTCACTGCCAAGAATCAATGGAAGCTCAAGTCCGAGCACTACGAGAAGGCGAAACCTTTACAGACCATCCTCGTCAGGAGTGACGAGTATTTGTTCAAATTTGGTCCGCTAGGTGTCTATCTCCTCCACAAGCTTCAAGCGCACGCGCCGCCTTGGATTTATTTCCATGCGCAACGCACGTTGAAGCAGATGGAGGACTGGTGTTCGCAGTTTTCCGATTCTGAGGAGTTCATCATGTGCGATATCAGTGGGTTCGATGCTTCCGTCCGAGGAGGCGATGTCACTCTTGAGCAGCAATTCATGCGCCACTTTGGAGTCGCTGAGGACCTCATTGTGGATTACACCGAAGACAAGATGAACTTTCACACGAAGTCTATGGTGTTTGGTATCATGCGATTCTCTGGCGAGATCTTCACCTGGTTGTTCAATAGCATTCACACTGCTGCGAGGGAGGCTTTGAAGTTCAATCTGCGACCTGGTACTCTTATGGCTGTCAGTGGAGACGATGTTCTACGACAAGGCACCAAGATGGTCAATCCTTTGTGGAGTACCTATGCCCATTACGATAAGTCCGTTGAGAAGCGATTCACCGATGAGAGGGGAGAGTTCTGTTCTTACATTACCGCGAAGGGGCTCATGGTCAAGAGTCCGATCATTCTTTGGCGTCGACTGCAAGGTCAAATTGAGCGAGGCAAGCTGGATGACGTCCTGCTTGGGTATTATGAGCACTTCTTGGCCAACTATCGAAAGGGTGACGCCCTTTATGAGATTTTGACGCCTGAGGAGCTAGAATACGTTACAGCTATCAACAACTTCTTTTTCCGAGAAGCGAAGAAGCTGTCACCGGTCGCTCGTCGTTTGGATTGGACCAAGGTCAATGTTGATGCAGAGGATCGTGTTCGCGGTACTGGTATAGGCTTGTTGTCGGCCTTGAAGTCTTTGGAGATGAATTGGGAAAGAGTCCTGTCACCCATCTCTTTGGAGGCTTCAATTGCAGCATACTCTCCTGCTGGAGCGACTTCCACGTTTATTGACGATGAGTTCTGAAACTATTCCCACCAATGCTTTGGCTACCACTGAACCTACTCCTATTCCTTCTGCTCGATCTGATATGGTTATTTCGATTCCTGTTATGAATGTTGTTACCGTCGATGGCAAGAGTGTGCGTCAAGACGTCTCCTGGGAGGGGAGTCTTAGATCCTTGATTTCTGAGAAAGTTCAAGGTGCTGGTAATGTTCAATTGGATCATTTGTACGTTTATCGTTGTTTCACTCGGAGGGACCAAGTTGTCCACGTTGAGCTGCAAGATGCAAATGCGGTGTCTATACCCGACAGGTTGCACAAGTGGATGTGGTCTGAGACCTCAACCAAATACAGCAAGTTGACTCCTGAGTGTCATGAATTTGAGATTCCTAGCTTCGTTTCGCGTCAAGTCATCCCTACCAGTTCCATGGCTCCAGATTTTAAGTTGAGCATCAGCTGTTCTGCTAACGCTAAACTCACGCTTGAAGTTCATGTTTCTTTCACTGGTCCTTTGAGAGTTCTTGTTTCACCAAATTTTTCCTAGGGGCGGGTTTGGGCAACCCGTCACTTTTGAGAGCCCTCAAGTTTTCCTCCATTTTCCAATCTGTTGTTTCCGATTCTGTTTCCAGTTCCGATTCCGATTCCGATGAAGGTGTTGAAGAGAGTTCTGATGATGAGTTGGAGAAAGAGTCTCCGACTAGTGGCCCTTCTGATCCTGAAAAGTTGAATGATGTGACGCTTACCGCTGCTGAGAGCGCGGTGTTGTTCACTGTCATTTCCCCTTTTACGGGTCCTGAAGGTGTCAAAGTGACCGAATGGGGTCAATTGGTTGATCTCCGTGGTGATGGAGAAACCTCTTATACTGTGAAGTACGATGGTTCATTTTACGTCGATTCTCGGTCTAAGGGCAAAGCTAGAAGGTTCCAGCCTGCATTCTCATCCGTTCTAGATGAGATCCTAGTTCAACCTAGTTCTAACGTTAACACTGAAGGTGTTGATTGTTTCTTTTCTGTTTCCATAACTGTTTGACAGTTTCTACATGCGATTATGCTATATAGTATTTTCTCTCTCTCAGCCTGCCAA